CGTCGGAGACGCTGGCCGACAGGGCCGGGTCGGTGGTCTGCACATAGACCGGGTTCGACGTCGTCGCCAGCTGCGAGCCGACCGAGTTGGTTCCGTTGATCGAGCCGCCGGCGATATTGGTCGCCAGGACGATCCCATAGGGGATGCAGTTCGCGAGGCTGGCGACGCCCGCGCCATAGAGGTTGAACGGCTGAAATTTCGCGTACACCACCTGCCCGCTCTGGCTCGGCAGGAACGGGATCACCGCCGGCGCGCCGTCCAGGCGCACGAACGGAGCGCCGGCCGAGTGGGATGCGACAGCGGTCCCCTCGGCGCCGCGGCGGATGTAGCCGGTCAGGTCGTAACGCTGCGGGTTGGTCAAGGTCGCGGTGGAGAAGGCGACCAGCTCGTTGTCCACCAGGCAGAGCGTGCCCCCGCCGTCGGCCACGGAATCGGCCGCGCTGGTCAGCTCGCCGCCGGAAACGCCCAGGTCCACCGACAGGGTGTGGGTGGTGTCCGGATCGCTCCCCGCGGCGAAGCTGGCGGTCAGCACGCCATAGCGGGCGCTGCTGGCGACGAGGAACCCGTTGGCGTCGGTCGCCTGCTCGTAGGTCGCTCCGCCGTCGAGGCTGATCCAGACGAAGGCGCCGCCGAAATAGGGACCGCCGGCCACCACCGCCCAGCTCTCCAGGCCGCCCTGGGTGACCACGCTCGGCGGATTGAACAACAGCGGGCCGGCGATCGAGGCCGTGGTGGCCGCGTAGGCCCGGCCGGCAAGCCCCTGGTAGAGTTGCGCGCCCCAGGCGTAGAGGCCGTGGGTGTTGTCGCCGGTCCATGTGAAATTGCCGGCGTCGTCGAGCAGGAAGAGCGTGGCGTAGAGCGTCGTCGCACTCGGCACGTAGCCGGTGACGGTGACCTGACACCAGCCGGCGCCGGCGGAGGCGATCGAAGCGTCAATCAGGACCGCCGCCCCATTGGCGGTCTGGCCGAGGATGTTCCCCGCGCTCGTGTCGACCGTGACCTCGAAGTCGTCGGCCCCGCTGGTGTCGTTGACCCGAATGTTGGCGATCTTGCGGGTGTTCGGCTTGAGGAAGACGCTGAAGGTGTAGTTCAGGCCATCGAAGGCGTTGGTGATCGCCTGATTGATGCTGTGAGCGCCGCTGGTGGCCGTTGCTTTCAGCGCGTCGGCCGTGGATCCGCCATAGGGGTCGGTCGTCGCGTTCGCGCCCACGGTGACGTTGGTGGCGCTCCAAACCGCGTTGGTGAAATCCTCGCTCCAGAGCAGCAGATTGCCTTCGACGCCGCCAGGATCGACGTTGTGATTGGTCGTGGCGCCCGCCCCCGTCTGCATGTCGTAGAGCGGCGCGTGGGCGACGCCGACGGGGAAGTCCTCGCAGACGAGGGACAGGCCGTAGTGCTCGTCCTCGTCGATCTGGATGATCCGGACCGCGTAGCTTGTTAGGCCAAGGCCGGCGTCGGTCAGCTCCACTATGTCGCCCGGCTCGAGCAGGGCGAACATCCAGCCCAGCTTGAACCTGTACTTGGCCCGCACATAGAGCGTCCGCTGCAGGTAGAGCTGGGCCGAGATCGCCGCCACCGACGGCGTGCAGACGCAGTGAACCGTGTCGGGGTCCTTCCGCCGCATGCCGTACTGGGCGACGTTGGCCGCGTCGGAGGCGAGCGCGATGGCCATGTTGTACTGGTTGGCGCGGTCCAGATACTCGAGCTGGATCACGTTGTAGGCGTCCGACTGGTCCTCGATGTCGACCTTCAGCACCGGATCGCCCGGGTGGTCCTGCACGAAATCGTCGTCGTCCAGCGCATAGACTGGCGTCACATTGGGGGTGAACGTCTTGCCGTTGCCGCTCAGCGCCGTGTCGCCATAGGGGATCAGTTTCAGCACCCCTTCGGACCAGACGCAGGTCGAGTTCGTGGCCCGAAGCAGCTCCGTCATGAAATCGGCGGCGCTGCGCTGGGCGTCGATCACCGGGCTGACCAGCAGGCCCGCGGCCAGGCAATAGTCCTGGTATTGCGCCAAGCATCCCGCATCGATCAGGCCGGAGGCAGGCCAGCCCGGCACGCCGTAGCGCGTATTCTGGAAGAAGTCTGCGACCACAAGCGACGGGTCGGCGTCGGGCGTCGTCCCCACCCCGAAACTCGCAGTGCGCACCACCTCGAAGCTGTGGTTCGGCGTCGCCGCGCCGCCGCCCAGCGCGTAGTGCTCATGGTAGGCGATGGTAAGGCCGCTGTAGCCGATCGCATGGCTCGGATGGGCGCTGGTCAGATAGGACCAGACCGCCTGGCCGATGGCGCCGTGGCTCCAGGAAAGGTGCGCCTGGGCCATGGCCGAGGTCGGCCCGGTGTTGCCCACGGTGCTGCCGTTGGAGCCGTGGGCGTAGGTCTTGCCGTCGACCCAGACCTGGGTGATGTCGTCGATCGGACCTTCGCAGAGGGCCAGGATCAGCGTCGCCGAATAGTCATAGCCGGTGACGGTCGAGCCGCCCTTCCCCGCCGCGGCCTTCTGGGCTTTCGCATTGAAATCCAGATAGTCGACTAGGTTGCAGCGGCACCGGAACGTGCCCCAGCCGACGGGGATCGCCATCCCCATCGCCGAGGTCTGCACCTGGATGCCGCTGTAGCGGGTGACCGCCTGGGAGGCTGTCCTACCGGCCATCGAGCCACCCCTCGAAGGTGAAGTACTTGCGCTGGGCGGTGATCAGGCCGGCGTCGCGGTCCAGGTCGCAAAGCACCACCTGGCGCGCCTGGATCGCCGCGTGGATCCCCTGCGGCCAGGCGACGATGATCGCCCCGTGGCTGTAGACCCGCCCGATCCGGAAGATCACCAGATCGCCCGCCCTGGCGTCCGCCTCGCCGATCTCCGCGGCGAAGCTCGGCACGAAGCTGAGGAACCGCTCCTCGGACTTATGGATGTGCCAGTCGCGCGGATAGTTGCCCGCGTCGATGTCCGGGATCAGCCCGGCGTTGCGGTAGCAGGCGATCACGAACTGGGCGCAGTCGACGCCCGCGCCCTTCACCCGCCCCTGATGGCGCCAGGGCGTGCCGAGCCAGGTCATGGCCTCGGCCACGACGGCGGCGCGCTGCGCTTCGATGGTCACCCAATCGCTCCCGTCACCGCCGGCGGCACGAAAGGCTGGCCCCGGAAGCGCAGCAGGTTCGACTGCGCCTTGCAGTCGGCCATGGTCAGCAGGCACCCGCGCACGGCATTGAACGCATCCCCCACCGCCGGCGCCTCGGGAAAACCGAAGGCGAAAGCGAGCGCGCCGTTTGTGCTCGCGTAGGCCTGCACCGCCCGGCTGAGGCCGGCGTTGGCGCCAGAGGTGAAGGTAAGGGCGCCCTTCTCAAAGTAGTGATCCGGGCTCGTCAGGCTCGAGGTGAAGCCGTTTGCGGTGGCCGCGCCGGCGCTGGTCACCACGCCGGCGACGTTCACCGGCGTCAGTCCGCAGTCGGCGTCGTAGTGGGTGTTGAGACAGCCGGCCTGGAACACGTCCGGGCCCATGTTGACGTTCAGGAGCACCGTCCAGGACGAGACCGTGAGGGTGAACCTGGCCCGGCTCAGGTCCTTGAGCTGGGTCACCCGGCCGGAAAAGGCGATCACCGCCCCGGTCACGGGCGCGGCCCAGCTGGACAGAAAGGCACGATAGAGGACGACGGTGGCGCCGTCGAAGCCGCGGCGCTGGGCGAACGGAACCAGCGGCGCGCCATTGATCAGAACGGCCGCCGTCGCCGCGATCGAGACGTCCAGGGTCGCGACCTCCAGCCCAAGCTTGGTGGTGATCTTGCCGCGGTCGATCACCGGCCCGGCGACGTAGCTGTGGCCGTTGAAGGCGATTGGCGCGCTGGTCGGGCCGCTGTGCCAGCGAACCACCGCGCCCCCGTTCAGGGTGATGGCCCACAGGTCGACCATCTGGAAGTCGGCGCCGCCGTTCAGCAGCGCCAGCGTCGCGCCGGGCGCCCCGTTGTCGATGGGAGTCTTCATCGATGATTCCTAGGGCCGCAGGCTGGTGAACTTCAGCGCCTTGCCGCTCCAGAGCAGGTTCACGATCTGGGCGAATGTCAGATCGTCCTGCGCGAAGCGGCAGCCGAAATAGAAGTAGCCAAACCAGGACAGGGTGTGGCCGGCGGCGGGCGCGGCCGAGAAGGTCACCTGACCGTTCGGCGAGAAGGTGAAATTGGTGGTCGATGGAACGCCGTTGTCGAGGATCACCGCCCCGTAAACGTCGTAGACCGGCTCGGAAAAGCTGTTCAGCGCCCGGCTGAGCTGGAAGGTCGTCGTGCTCCCGTCGCCGATCCCGAACACCGATGGTGCGCCGCCCAGGATCTGACAGTCGGTCGGATCGACGAGGAGCCAGGTCCCGAACTGGCCCTGGGCGACGTTGAAGAACTCCCACAGGGTCGCCAGCTCATCGTTGGTCGGGCGATGGCGGATCACCTCGTGGGCGAGCTCGAATTGCCAAAGGGGCGAGGCCCAATAGGCGGTGCGCCGCTCGCGCCCCGACGCGCTCCGGATCACCTCGGTCGACCACTTCGGCGCCTTGCTGACCGCGATCGCCTGTCCGGGCAGGAAGGGAAACACCGGCAGGCTCTGGGCGCCCGCCCAGATGCTTACGTTGGCCGCGGCCATAGTCGCGCTGTAGGTGGTGGGCGCCGGTTGGTTCTCGGCCTGCGCGCCCGCGGCGTACATCGAGGCGTTCGACGAATTGGCATCGGGGCTGATGCGGCAGTTGTAGGTTCCCGAGCCGGAGAAGCCGGCGCCGCTCACCGACACGCGATACCAGCCAGCTCCGACGGAACTGATCGAAAAGCCGGTGCCGGAGGTCAGCGTGCCTGTCGGTGCGCCGCCGCTCCAGGCGATCGACAGCCGGCAGACCGTGACGTTGACCGGGCTCGTCTGCTGGACCGTGATCAGGCTGGCGGTGGCGGTTCCGGCCTTCACATAGACGCTGAACGCGCCGTTCCCGCTGTTGAGCCCCGCGTTCTGGGAAACTTGCGGGAAGCCCCCGCCCGTGCCCGTCATCAGGGTTGCGGTGTTCGAGCCATCCCATGACGCCTGGCCCGCCGTCAGGGCGACGTTCGAGGCCGTCCATGCCGATCGGGTAAAGTCCTGCGACCAGGACAGCAGGTTTCCGAGCGGCAGAGAACTGAGCGTCGCTGGCGGGATGGTGGGCGTGATGGTCAAACCTCATCTCCCTGCCGATCTTGGAAAAACTTGCTTGCGAACGGACGCGGACAAACGCGCGCCGCTTCGCCCGGGCCTTGGCTATGCCCGGAACGGGCTCGGCGCGGTCGAGGTCCAGCCGCCGCGCACGGCCGAGTGAATCTGGTCCATCAGCACGTCGCGGTGGCGGCTGAGAGCCAGCTCCAGTTCCGTGCGCCCCATGTTCGCCGAGCCCTGCACGTGGGTGTCGCCGAAGGTGAAGCTATGGCCGCCGGACGCTCCCCAGAAGCCGGCCCCGTCGCCGGCCTGGTAGTTCGACAGCATCGCCCGCATCGGGTTCGCGAGGTGCGCCGGCAGGACCATTTCCTGTGCGTGCAGCTGGGTCAGCGGATTGACGCCGGCGGGAATGTCGAAGCCGCCGGCCGCCGACGCCACCAGGCCCCTGAACGCCATGACCGCCGCGAACACCGTCGCCGCGGCCGCCGCCCCCAGGAATGGCCCGATCACCGGAATCCCGGCCATGGCTTTGTAGGCGCCGGAAGCCGCCGTCGCCGCATCGCTGACGATCGTCTTGAGGTTGGCGGCCGCATCGATCGCGGCGCCCTGCGCCGCTCCCGCCTTCTTGGCGGCGACCTTGCCCATCTCGCCCATGATCGTCGCCTCGACCTGCTTGCCGATCATGGAGATCCAATTGTTCAGCAGCCGCTTGCCGATGTTCTCCATGACCGAAACGAAGGATGCGCCCTTCTCGATCATCTGCTCGACGCCGGTCGCGAAACCGTCGACCACCGTCCTGATGGTCTGTGTCCAGATCTGATGGACGAGCCCTGCGGCGTCGCGGGCGCCATTCACAATCTGACCGTTGGCGGCATTGTTCGCAGTAACCAGCTCCCCGATCGGGGCGGTCGGGATCGCGCCGCCGAGATCGGCCAGGCCTCCCATGCTCTCGACGGCGCCAGCGATGGCCGCCTTCGCCACGCCAGCGCCCGAGGATACGGATGCCAGCCCGTCACTCGCCGCCGCGGCGATAGCCTTGAACGAGGCGCTGACGCGATCGACCGCGGTCTGGATGGCGCTCAGAGTCGACTTGAGCTGGTCACCGCCAGCCTGAACGCCTGAAATATCGGCGCCGATGCGTAGTCGTAGATCGTCCATGCGATCGCCTCCTGGTTCCCTCGTCGCGGACGTCAGGCCTCATCCGGAGGCGCGGTCCGACAGCCTCCCGGCGCCGCCGCAAGCAGGCGGGCGAAGTCCTCGGCGCCGCAGACGTCGGGATTTTCTCCAGACGGCCCACGAGCGGGCCTGAACCCCGCCATTGCCGCCAGTGAGATGAAAGGCGGCGGCCCGCTATCCATGTAGACGTCCATCTGCGCCCTGTGCTCGCACAGGCCCCAGTTTTCCCAGATGTCGGCCAAGGTCCCGCAGCCGGCGGCGATCAGAAAATGGACGATCCGCTCGAATTCGCCGTCGAAGGGCTCGCCCGGTCCTTCGCCGGCTCGCCCTCCCCCGGCTGGCTTGCGAGGCCGCACTCGATCAGCAACGCGTTGAGGAACGGCCGAAGCGTCGGCAGCTGCGCCGGAAGCAACTGCTCCTCGAGCTCCTCCACCGTCACCGGCTTGTCGGCGCCGACGCAGACCACGCCGAGGATGGCCGACACCCCGTCCATGGCGTCATCTTCCGACACGCTCCTGATGAAGCGCCAGGCCGCCTTGAGCTTCTTGAAATTCGGCAGCGCGACCGAATAGGCGGTCCCGCCGATCGTGATCTCCGCCATCGCTTACCCCGTCATCGAATAGTTGAAGATGTTGCCGGATCCGTCGTCCTGCACGGCGATGTCGAACGAGGGCAGGCTGAAGTCGTCGAGCTTCATCGGCATCGACAGCTTGATCGCCTGGCAGGACGGGAAGTTCAGGAACAGCGAACGGGAGATCCCGTCGCCGCCAGTGAACCTGTTCACCAGCTGCATGGAGAAGATCACCGTCGTTCCCATCAGCTGGTTCGTATAGGCCAGCTTCTTGCCGGTGGACGACGAAGCGTAGGTGTAACTGATCCGCACGCTGTTGGTCGTGTCGGCCGCCGCGAAGGTGTAGACGCCGGTCGAGGTGTTGACGCTGTACTGCCCGGTCGCCGGCGATGAGGCCACCCGCGTCATCCAGAGCTTGGAGGTCGCGTTGTAGACCCCGAGGTCCTGGCTGAAGGTCGAGCCGTTGGCGACGGTGATCACGTAGGGCGTGCCGGGAATCGCTGTCGGACCCTCGTCAACGCTGTTCAGCGTCTCGCCGCTGTTCAACGTCTGGCCGAAGAAGATGTTGTTGAACAGGAACGGATCGATGGCGCCGGAGGTAGCCTTGATCGCGATCTTGCCCTTGCCGCGGGCGTTCTCCACCGGGAACTGGCTGGAGCCATAAAGGGTCTTCAGCTCGAATTCCCAATCCACAGCGACGTCCTGGAGTCGGGCGAACCGGGTCGGGGTCGGATTGGCGCCGGTGGGCGTCGAGAAGAGATAGCCCACGCCGAACACGGACTGAGTCATGGCTCAGACCTCCTTGAGGATGGCGGCCACGATGTCATCGAGGCGCTGGTTAAGGTGATCCCAGGTCGAGTGGGAGTGGCTGATCTGGCCGTTGCGGATAGGGGCGCGATGGCCCGTCACGCCGGTGGCTCTAGGGTGCGAGGATCCTGATCGGGACGACGATGAGAGTCTGGCCGTCGAGATCGCCCTGGAACTTCTGGATCCGCCCCTCGATCCAGCACTTGTGAACCAGCCCGCCCAGGGTCTGGGCGAACTCCGGATCGGTCGGATCGACGAACAGCGCCTTGACGGCGTCCAGTATGGCGTTGGTCGTGCTGGCCGGAACCGCCTCGTCGTCCTTTCCGGCCTGATGATAGATCAGCCAGCTCGCCCCGAAGGTGGTGATCGGCGGCATGCCGGTGACCTGGCTGACCGTCTCGTCGGTCTCGGCCTGGCAAAGCGCCGGCTGGGCGGGCAGGTCCTCGAAGGTCTTCACCCGCCGCGCGCTGAAGCCCAGGGCGCCAGCCGGCGGCCACGCCAGATCGGCGGCAAGCTCGAACAGCGCCTGGTAGATTGCCTCGGCGCTCATCTCACCGCTCCATGTGCTTGGCCAAGGCGTCCAGCGCGGCGGCCTTTATCTGGGCGTCGATTTGCGCAGCCATCTCGACCAGGGCGCTTTCCAGATGGGATCGCGCGGGGTCGCCCGAGTCGGGCTGAGGGACGATTGTCGATCCGCCGCCGACCATGGAAGCCAGCGCCTTGGCTCGCGGCGCCAGGATGTCATGAGGCGAAGCTTCGCCGCCATGCGCCTGAATTGCCGCGTGTTTCAGATCGCCATTCGAGAAGATCCGTGTGACCACCCGGTCGTTGGAGTTCGCCGGGCCGCCGGCCTTTTGCCGCGCCAACGTCAGCACCTGCTGCGCCAGCGCCGCCGACGTCGCCAGGACAGCGCTCTGGATGGCGGCCGGAAGGCCATCAAACCGCGCCTTCTGCGCCTCGGCGCCCTCGAGCGCGATCGACAGCATCAGAGGGGCGCCAGCACCTGATAGGACGCGAGCAGCGCCTTGACCGTGGCGTTCATGTCCGCCGGGCTGAAGGCCACCACTTCCTGGCCGCCAAGGGACTTGGAGGTGACCCCGATCCGCTCACGCCGACGATAGGCTTCGCCGACCAGCTCGACGGCCGCCTGGGCGATATCCGCCGGAGCGCTCGCGTACCCGGCCGTGTAGGTCACCACCACTGGCAGTCCGAACGGGAACCGGTAGCCGACCAGCCGCAGCGCCCGGTCGTCGAAGAAGAAGCCGCTGGCGAGCGCCGCCGGATCGGCGAGCGCGGTGATCGCCTGGCCCGCGAAGGCCACGCTCGCCACCGCCGTGATCGGGAAATTCCGCAGAAGCATCACGGATTGGCCGTTGCCCTGCTGGGTCTCGACGTAGCTCGCCGAAAGCACCTGCCTGCCGAGGTAGTTCGTCACGAAGCTCGAGACGGCGGTGATCAGCGAGGAAAGCTGGGCGTCGGCCGCGGTCCCGGCGATCCCCAGCCAGGACTTGACCGTGTCCAGGTCAGTGAGATCGCCGGTCGCCATGGCTCAGCCCTTTGCGATGTTGGTGATCACGCCCATGGCGAAGGGGGCGTAGATGGCCAGCACCTCCTCCACATAGACGCCCTTCTGGCGCTGGCGGGTCACCGGCGGCCAGTCGATGGCGTAGTAGTCCTGGCGGCACTTCACTTCCGCCACGTTCGGCACTTCGCTCGACTGGTACTGCGCCGGCAGGTTCTCGGCCCAGCCGATGATGGTCCCCGGCGGCACGAACGGGTGGATCTTCACCGGGATGCGCATGCCGCCGTCGAGCAGGAACGGGTTGTAGTAGGTGGCGATCATGCCGCCCGCGTCGAGCTGGTAGCCGCCCCCGTCCGTGTCCTGACGATAGCTGAGCAGGGGCCCCGAGCCCGAGGACAGCACCTTGGTGGTGATGTTGTTGAGCTGCTGGCTGTTGACGTAGAGCACCGTGGGCGAGACCTGGTAGCTGTCCCACATGGCCTGCAGCATGGTGTCGATCTCGACCACCGAGCCGCGGCCGGAGGCGGTAAGGGTCGTGCCGGTCCCGGCCGTGCCAGTCGCCAGGGCGCTGACATAGGCGTTGCTGCCAGCCTTCAGTGCTGCCGTCAGAAGTCCGTCGAAACCCAATGAATTCGTAGAACAATCGGCGGTGATGCTCGTCGCCGCCTGCTGGCCGCCCGTGAGCGCCGCGGAGAAGGTCGCCGAGTTGATGGTGGTGATGGCCTGCAGCGTTTCTGAGCCCGCCGTCCCCACGTACCAGGCGTAGGCTGTCGCGCCTTGCAGCGCCGTCACCGTAGCCGAGAGGGTCTGGCCCAGCGTCACCGCCTGGGTGGCGTTGCTGGACTTGTTGGACGAGCCGCCGTTGATCGCGAAGGTCTTGCCGTCCGCGCCGGTGACAGTCTTGGAGGTGGCGACGCCGCCGGAGAGCGAGGAGTTGCGATAGCCTTCCAGCGTCAGGGCTACGACGATCACCGAATAGGTCGCCGCAGGCAGGGTCGCGCCGGATCCGCCCACCGACAGTGCGGGCGTGGCGGGCGTGCCGAGCGCCAGGGAGTTGTTGCCGGCGAGGATCGCCATCTCCTCCTTCAGCATGGTCTTCTGCAGCAGGCGCATGGCCATGGTGGCCTGGATGTCCTCGAAGCCCACCGCGGCGTTGATCGCCTCGAAGGTGGCCGCGTCCTCTTCGCCCAGCGTCACGTAGGGCGCGGACTTGGTCGCGGTCGCATAGCTCATCTGGCCGGCGCGCTGGCCCTCGGCCACCCAGCCGATGGCGTCATAGCCGGAGCCGGTGATCGAGGTGACTTGGCGCCAGTTGGTCGCCGTGCCGCCGGCGCCGGAGACGCGCGGAACTCGGTTCCTGAGCGGCGTCGCCGTCGGATAGAGATTCTTGGCCGGCGCCTGCAGGTCGTAGGCGACGAGACCGGTGGACTGGGAGATGGTCTTCTCCAGCCGGTCCGGATCGACGCCTGCCTGGGCGAGAATGGTGCGGGCGATGTCCTCGCTGGGGCGGGACATGGCCTGGACGAACGACTTCCTGAGGTCGTCCTGCGAGAGGGTGTGAGTCATGGATCGATGCTCCTTCTGTCGGGGCATGGGTCGGCCGCCAGGGCGGCGAAGCGAAACTTGTTTGTTCTCCTCCCTCGCGAAGCGGGGGAGGTGGCGCGGCGCGAATGCGCCGTGACGGAGGGGGCGCTAGCCCACCGGCATCGGCTGGCGCAGCGCTGCTTTCATCAGCAGAAACGCCCGCTCATCGGCTGTGAGCAGCGAGAACGCCTTCTGGACATCCGCGGCGTCGGGATCGTCGGCGCCGCCCACCGGGTCGGCGTCCTCGGCTTTGCCAACGGCGCGGGCATGGCCGCTCGCCGCGGTCTTTGGCGGGATTGGCGTCGCAGCCAGCCGCTCGATCAGCGCCGACTGAGCCTCCAGTCGCCGCTCCAGCGCCTCGACTCGCGGCAGGGCCTTGGCGAGCCGGGCGAGATCGTCGGTGTCGGACCCGTCTGCCGGCGGGCTGACGTCGCTGTGGCAGCTCGCCCCCAACGCCGCGAGTAGGTCGTGCGCCGCCTGCAGCGCAGCCGGATTGGAACCGAGCAGACCGGCGATGCGCGTGGCGAAATCGCCCGCGCTCGCGCCGGCCCCCTCGTCTGCATCATCAGCCGGAGCGCCGTATTCGCCGTCGTCCTCATCACCGCTGCCGGCGTCGCCATCTGCATCCGGATCATCCGCGCCGGCCTCATCCGGACCAGCGCTGTCATCCGAGTTGTCGCCTGCCGCGCTATCGGCCGGCTCACCCTCCACCGGCGACGCCGCCTGTTCCGCCATCAGCGCGGCGCGCGCCTTGGCGACGAAGTCCTTCCAGGCGCCCGGCCGGCCAGCATCGGCGGCCATCTGCGCCGCCCTCGCCTTAACCGCCTCGTTGCCAGGCTCCGGCGCATCGCTCGCCGGGTCGGCTTTCCACAGATCGATCACCGCCTCGGGATTGGCCGGCCGGTCCACCAGGCTGATCTCGGAGAGCTTGATCTTGGTGATCACCGTCGGATCGACCGGGTCGCGCGCCAGCACCCGCCCGCCGATGGAAAACCCCGAATAGGTCCGCGACTTCACCTTGGCGATCGCCACCGGGTCGACCACCTGGGCGACGATCCGCGTCGCCCCCTCCTCGTCCACCAGGGCCTCCAGCGTCCGGCCGGCCGCGGACGGCTGGTGCATTTCGCGGAGCGTCGGATAGCGGGCGTAGTCCGGCAGCGCCGCCTTCATCGCCGCCGGCATGACGATCTCGCCGGCGTCGTCGCGCGCCCCGGACGAGGCGACGCCATACACCTTCAGCGTGCCGTCGGCCGCCTCTTCGATCTTGGTGATTTCGCCGAAAAGGCGCATGCGGTGAGGCTCCGTGGTGGTTGCAGTGGCGTCCTTCTCCCCTAGCGGGAGAAGGTGGCGGGCGAAGCCCGTCGGATGAGGGGGCGCTCGCGGCCTCTGAAATCTAGCAATCGATGGTAGTTCGAACGGCCAACTTCAGCCGTCGGCGCGGCCCCTCACCCGACCGCCATCCGGCGGCCACCCTCTCCCGCGAGGGGAGAGGGGTTCGAGGCTTGTCCAGCCGCTGCGTCAGTCGGTCCGGCCGCCCCGCCCACCAGCGG